GCTGCCGCAGCCGCTGGCGACTACATCCGCGTGCTGGTTTAGCGCCTGATCAAAAGCCCCCATGCCCTACGCCACCCAGGCCGACATGACCGAGCGCTTTGGCGCCACCGAGTTGGCCCAGCGCACCGACCGCACCAATGGCACCGTGATTGATGCCGTGGTGCTGGACCGCGCGCTGAGTGATGCCGACAGCGAGATTGACGGCTATCTGGCCACCCGCTACACGCTGCCGCTGTCGGGCACCCCGCCGGTGCTGAACCGGCTGGCCTGCGAGATGGCGCGCTACCGCCTGTATGACGATGGCGTACCTGAGACGGTGCGGCTGCGCTACCAGGACGCAGTGAGTCTGCTTAAACGCCTGAGCAGTGGCGAGGTGCAACTGGCCGGCATTACCCCGGTGGCAGCAACAGGCGGCATCGCGGTGGCCATCAGCACCCGCACCAAGTACTTTGATGCCTACGGCTTGCGTAATTACTGATTAAGCAAGATGGACCTGAGCCTGATTACCGAGCACCTGCGCAGCCAGTTGACTGGCTACAAGTCCATCGGCCAGTCCGCCGCCTATGGCGCGGCGCGCGCCGGTGCGCTGGCGCTGCCGGGTGCCTTTGTGCTGCCACTGCGCGACGCGGCCAGCGCTGCCAGCCTGACTGGCGGCACCTGGCAAAAGATTGATCAGACCTTTGGTGTGGTGCTGGGCACGCAAAACCGCCGCGACCCCCAAGGCGCCGCTGCCCTTGATGATCTGCACACGCTGCGCACCGGGCTGCGCGCGGCCCTGGTGGGCTGGGTGCCAGACAGCACCACCGGCGAGCCAGTGGCCTACCGCGCCGGTGCCCTGCTGGAGCTTGATAACGAGCTGCGCCTGTGGTGGATGGATGAATTTACCCTGACAACCTATGACTGGAGTACCTGATATGTCTGCAAAAAATACCCTTGTTCAGCCAGCGTCTGTGGCAGTGGCGCCATCGCCGCAAATGCCCCCTGAGCGCACCCCCGACAACACCCCGGTACCCGGTGGCGGCAGTTGGCACTGGGACTACAGCACCTGCTGCTGGAAAACCAACACGCCAGACCAACCCCTGCAGCCCGGCGATATCGGCGCGCTGCAAACCACCACCCCCACCCAGGAGTAACCCATGCCCCGCTACATCCGCAAAACCGTCATCCTCGTCAAACCCGAAACCACCAGCGGCACCGACGCCGTGCCCACCGGCAGCGCCAACGCCATCCAGGCGATGGACATGACCATCACCCCGCTGGACGCCAGAAACGTTGACACCAACATCATGTATCCGTGGTTTGGTGCCAGCCCAAGCCTGGTCGGCACAGCCAGCGTTAAATGCAGCTTTAGCGTGCTGCTGGCCGGCGCCGGCACGGCTGCTACCGCCCCCGCCTGGGGCAACCTGCTGCTGGGCTGCGGCAACGCCGAAACCACCGGCCTGCTCACCCCCAACCGGGTGGAGTACCTGCCCGCCAGCGACTCCCTGAAAACCGTCACCATCTACTATTACGATGACGGCCTGCTGCACAAGCTGCTGGGCTGCTTTGGCAGCGTCAAGCTGTCGGCAAAATCTGGCGAAGCCCCCAAGCTCACCTTTGACTTTACCGGCCTTGATGCTGGCGTCAGCGCCACATCCAACGCCACCGCCGTGCTCACCGCCTGGAAAATGCCGGTAGCCATTACCAAAGCCAACGTTACCGACATCAACCTCGGCGGCACCTACGCCACCGGCGCCATCACCGGTGGCACGGCTTACAACAGCACCGGCCTCACCCTCGACTGGGGTAACGATGTTGCCTTTGCCCCCATGCTCACCACCGAACAAGTGGTGTTCAGCGACCGCAAGGCATCTGGCACCCTCAGCCTCGAACTCAGCGCCGCGCAAGAGGTGACGCAAATGGCCGCCGTCAAGGCCAACACCTTGACCAGCGTTGGTTTTGTCATCGGCACCGCCACCGGCAACAAGATCATGCTGCACCTGCCCAGCGTGCAACTCATCAACCCGAAAAAAGAAGATTTTGAAGGCATGCGCCTGATCGGCTTTGATATGCGCGTGCTGCCGGTGGCCGGTAACGACGAAATCCGCATCGTCAGCCTGTAACCCGCCAAAAGTTCAACCACGAAAGCATAAACCCATGTACACCCTCGCCATTGAAGACACCGTCGAAGTCCCCGTCAAGTTCACCCTGAAAACGGGCAAAGTCCACAAGGAATTCAAATTTACGCTGATCGCCAAACGCCTACCGCAAGACGTGATCAGCGACCGGCTCAAAGAAGTTGAGTTCAAGTTTGTCGAATTCATGGCCACCCCCGACCTGGTCACCGGCTGGCGGGACCAGCGCCTGGTGCTGGATGAATCTGGCGCGCCTGCCGAGTTTTGTGAAGAGGCCTTTACCCTGCTGCTCAAAACCCAAGGGGTGGCGCAAGCCTGCTTCAACGCGTACCAAAAAGAAGCTGGGGCCAAAGAAAAAAACTAGCCCGGCTGGCCAGCGTCTGGGCTGCCGGCCAACTCTACACGGCGCAGGAAAACACCGATGACGATGCCGAGTTTGATACAGCCCTTGCTGCCATTGGGCTTGAGCGCGACAGCAGCGAAGCGCAGGCCAGCCAGCCGGTTGACAAGTGCTATTTATGGCCTTGCAACCAAACCACCTGGCACTGGTGGCTGCGCCTGCAAACCCAGTGGCGCATTGGCATGGGCGGGCGCGAAGGGCTGGACTATGGCGCCGTCATCGCCTACCTGCGCCATGTAGCGGGAATGACCAAAAAGCAACTGCGCCAAAGCATGTCAGAGCTGCAGGCCATGGAGCGCGCAGCACTGGGGGTTTGGGCAAAAAAACGAGATTGAAAAGGCAAAGCAGCACATCATGGCCAATGAAGTCAAACTCCGGTTAGCCATTGAAGGCGGTCAGACTGTCACCTCCACCATTGATGGTGTTACCAACCACATCGACAAACTTGATGCGCGCGCGCGTGAAGCGGCTACTGGCGCCACGAACCTCAAGGGCGCACTGGGTCAAATTGGTGGCACAGGTGCAGGCATCAGTTCAGAAATTACATCCATCAGTGCAAAACTTGCCGGGCTGGCCGCCTCATTTGCCACAGTTATCAGCATTGGTGGCAACCTGGTATCGGTGCAGCGCGAGTTTGATGTACTCAATTCGAGCCTGACCACTGTCACCGGCAGCGGCGCCAAAGCCGCACAAGAGTTCGCCTGGATCAAGCAATTTGCCGCCACCACACCCTATCAGCTCAATGAGGTAACGCAAGGTTTTGTGAAGATGAAGGCACTTGGGCTTGATGCATCGCAGGCTGCACTGACCAGCTACGGCAACACCGCCAGTGCAATGGGCAAGGGTTTGAATCAGATGATCGAAGCCGTTGCAGATGCCAGCACCGGCGAGTTTGAACGGCTCAAAGAATTTGGCATCAAGGCCAGTACGCAAGGCGACCAGGTAGCGCTGACTTTTCAGGGGGTAACCACCACCATTGGCAACAGCTCAAAAGAGATCACCGAATACCTCGAAAGCATTGGCCGCGTGCAGTTTGCAGGAGCAATGGAAGAACGGGCAAAAACGCTTGACGGCGCATTGAGCAACCTTGCCGACAACTGGGAGGAGCTTTTCCGCACCATCAACCAGGGCGGGTTTGGCAGCGCCGTCACCAACGACGTGAAATCTCTCAATACCGAATTGCAGGGGTTGAATGACACCATGCTCAACTCGCAAAAAGCGGGTGAAGGCATGGTGATGCAGATGGCCAACGCGGCAGGGTTTGCGGTAGGCACTGCTGCTGTTGGATTGTTGAATGGCAGCGCAAACATTCTCAACAGCACCGTCAACATGCTGACTGGCGGGTTTTTTGAACTGAATGAAAACGTCAAACTGTTGCCAGAATCACTGATGACCAATGAGCAGCGCGCCGCCGCGCTGACTGGTAAATTGCAAGACGCCGAAGCCAACTTGGCAAAACTGCAACAGCAATTGTCAGCGGTGCCTGACAACATTTATTTGAAAGATAGCACCTATCAGGCATATCTGCTGGTGCAGCAACTCAGGGCAGCCAAAGAAGCGCAAGACAAGCTATCCAATGGCGCGCAAACCAGCCAAAGCGAAAGCCGCATCAAGGCATCAAACGCTTACGCTGAACAAGAGCAAAAAAATCAGCAAAAAATCAATGACCTGATGACCAAATCATCAGGAATATCTGACGCCTACATCAAGCGCGCCAAAGAAATCCAGGAGGCTAATGCCGGCGGTGCAATGACCGCCGGACAACTGGCGACAGCCCTTGACGGCTTGCATGGGATGCTGAAAAAGAACACCGCAGGAAATGCAGCGGCCAAAAAAGAAGCCAGCGACTACGCCAAAGAACTCGATGCTCAAACCGACACGCTGGCCAAGCTCTCCGGCTACAACAAAGACTACGAAGACCAGGCCCGCCGCCTGGTGGCCATGCGAGAAAAAGGCACCCTGACCGAGGAAGGCTATGTCCGAGCCATCAACGAACTGGTGACAGCCCAGCCCGGCATGATCGCCCTGACCAAAGCGCAAGCCGAGGCATCCGAAAACAGCGCCAAAGCCGACATCAAGGCATTTGTCGCCATGAATGACCTGCGCTTGGCCAGCGAAAAGCAAGTCACGCAGGCCGCCACCACATTGGCCCAGATCGAATTTGAAACCACGCTGCTTGCCATGAACACCGAGCAGCGCGCACAGGCCACCATGGAGCGCGAGCTGGAGCGCCAGGGCATCATAAAAGGCACCGCCGCCTACGACGCCTACATCACCAAACTGCGCGAAGCCATGGCCATCAAGACAGGCACCGAGGCCGGCATCAAAGCCACCGAAGACCTCGCCAAAGCCAGCCAAAAAGCCGCTGAAGCCTCAGAAAAATACTGGGAAGACGCCCTGATGCGGGCATTTGAAGCCGGCAAAGGATTTTTCGAAAGCCTGTGGGGCACGATCAAAAACACCCTCAAGACCCAAGTGCCCAAGGTACTTGTCACAGGTACGTTGTCGAGTTTCGGCCTATCTGGCGCAACAGCCGCAGACGGCAGCGCATCGGGCGGCTCTGACATCGTAGGCATGGCTAGCAAAGCGTGGGACATGATGACCGGCGGCATCAACGACAGCATCGCCAAAGGCTTTGCAAAAGTCGCAACAAGCTCGTTTGGGCAAAGTCTCGGCCTGTCACAGCAAAGCATCACCGGTCTGGGTGGCGCAGAGAAGATATCCACATCACTCACCAAAATGGGCCAAAGCGTGCAGACTGGAATGCAAGCTGTGGGCGGCGCACTGGCTGCGTATGGCATCCAGAAAACCATCAGCGGCGGCTACAACACCGAGCACGGCGGCATCATCGACGCAGCCACCGCCATAGCAGGCGCTGTATTCCCGCAGTTTGCCCCGGTCATCGGTGCGGCTGTCGGCGCATTCAACCGCCTGTTTGGCAGCAGCGAATGGAAGACACTTGGCCAAGGTGTGCGTGGCACCCTGTCTGCCACCGGCAGCTTCAGCGGAGAAACATACCAAAACCTGCACCGCGACGTAGGCTTCTTTTCTAGATCAGACTCCGACCGCACCAACCTGTCAGCAGTCACCACAGCACAATCGAATTACATCAGCGACGTGTTTACCGGCGTCAAAGTGCAGACCGCCCTGTTTGCCGACGCCGTTGGCAAAAGCAGCGACACCATCAAGGACTACACCAAAACCATTGATGTCGCCCTCACAGACGATGCCAAGGCCAACAAGGAAGCATTCGACAAGGTGTTTACCGATATGGCCGATGAAATGGCCTCGCGCATTATGGGGCTGGCTACCGACACCATCACGCCCGCAGTCGCCGGTTACTTTGAGACTGTCAATCAATATGTGAAAGATGGCTTTGCTGGTGACGCAGGCGGCTCAATGGTTGACACCCAAGTCTGGGTCGAAGCCAAAGACGCAGTTGTCAGCACCACCTACGCCGTCAGCGAATTTGCCAAGATCATGGAAGACGGCAGCACCGAATCGCCCAGCGAGGTACTGTCACGGCTCGCCACATCTTTGATCAGCGTCAATGCCATTCTGGAAACTCTAGGCTACACATCAGACGGTGCAGGCACAGCCTTGATGGAGTCATCCATGATCGGCGCAAATGCCGCCAGCGTGCTGATTGACGCATTCGGTGGTGTGGAAAACATGGCCGCAGCCACATCAAGCTACTTCGACCACTTTTACACCGAAGAGGAAAAGCGCCTTGAGTCTATCAAGCGAATCAACACAGGCATCAACGGCACCAGCGAGCCGGTAGCCGGTGGCTGGGATGCCGCCAACATGACCCGTGAGCAATTCCGGGCGCTGGCCGAATCGCTGAACCTCACCACAGAGGCGGGGGGCACCGCTTACGCCCGGCTGATGTCTGTCGAAGGCGCGTTTTATGACCTGACTGAAGTTGCAAAACCGGTTGCATCCTCCATCGCAGGTACTACTGAGGCTATTGAGAACCAAGCTAACTGGCAAGACAAACTTAACATTGCCACAGAATCCACAACTTCTCGTGAAGTTGAGAAGGCTGCCGCCCTGAAGGCTGCAGACGATGCTACTGACACTCTCATCAACTCACTGTACGCATTGGAAGATGCTGCTGCATTGGAGAGCCGCAAGAAGTCTATTGTCGATAAATATACTCCGATGACATTGGAAGGCGCTAAGTCTGCGCTTCCCACAGGGTTTGCTGATGCTTTTGCAACTATGGGTAGCGAAGCTGCAAAGCAGTGGGTATCGAGCTACGTTACCAAACTGTCAACCCCAGGCGACATCAAGCAAGTTGAAGACCTTACCAACGCACTAGACACACTGTTTGCGGGCATGGAAGCTAGCGAAGCCAGACTGAAAGGTTTGTCAGACGAATCCGCAAATCTGTCAATCGAACTGTTGACAGCCAAGGGTGATGTTGCAGGCGCAGCTAAAGCTCTGCGCGAACTCGAAACCAAGGGCTTCAACGCCGCAGAGCTTGCCGCCTACGACTACAACAAATCGCTACGCAACCAGATCACCGCCATCAACGATGCCAAGGCTGCGCTTGAGTCATTCAACACCGCCGCTGCATCCATTCGGGCCAGCCAAGACACCATTGCAGGAACATCGCCAATTGATGCAGCGCAGCGCGAACTCAATCTATCGCTGAACACGCTCAACGCTATGATGAAAAAGCGCCCGGATGTAGTGACAACAACCGCCGCAACATCGGGTTCAGCAGCAGTCGGGTTTTTTGAAATGTTCCCCGATGCGCTGGCGTATCTGAAGAACTTTGCAACAACGCAAGCAGCAGACTTTAATGCCTACGTCGGCGCAAATGCAAAACTCATCGGGCAATCGCTTGATTCACCCGCTTGGGCGAACGAGCTTTACGACCTGATATCAACCAATGGCGATGAAACCCTGCGCGCCATGGGAGAAGGATGGATTGACCCAGACATCAATGGCATTGTCAAAGCCGCAGTGGCCGCAACCGCAGCAACCACCACAATCACCGCAGGCGGTATCAACTCAGCATTTGTGCCATTTACTGACGAGCAGGCCCGCACTATCGGTGCTGCTATTGCCGCCGGTACAGTGTCTGCAGCAGACTACACGCCAGCACAGATTGCCGCATTCACCACTTTCATGGGTAACGCCGCAACCCTGACAACCGCGCAAAACACAGCAGCAACAGCCTCAACAGCAGAGGCAACAAAAACCGCAGACGCCATCCAGGCCATCACCGACGGCCTGACAAAAGAAGGCAAGAGCTTGAACATCGCACTGCTGGAGGCGCAAGGGGATATGACCGGCGCTGCTGCTGCTGCAAAAGCACTCGCAACCGAAGGCATGAACCCGCTGCAAATCGGGCTATTGGAGGCAAACGAGCTTGTCAAAAAACAAACCGCCACACTGGTACAACACAACACATTGCAAGACGAACTCAACAGCCTGCGCGACACCGAAGCCCAAGCACTCACCCGCCAGCGTGACGCGCTTGACGAAAGCAACCGGGCGCTATTTGATCAGGTGCAGGGCTTTAAGTCACTCAAGAGCTTGCGCGAAACATTCGCCGTGCCGCAAACCGCCACGCAAGCTGGTGCCGCCGTATCGGCAGCAGGCTACAACGTCAACGGCCTGGATACAGCAGGGATCGCCAGCTACATTACCGGCATTCTCAACGCGCCTGGCATGCTGGATGCCAGCGGTGATTTGACCGCCGCCGGACTGGCAACCGTGGCCACACTCAATGGGCTGACCGGCTCACTCAAAACACTTGGCACAGCAGGAGACAAAGCCGCCGAAAAGGAAAAAACCATTGCTGCAACTAAGCAAGGTTTGCAAGATCAGCTCAATGTACTGAATAAAAACCTCACACAGACACAAGTTGACCGTGCAAATATCGAGGCCAAGTTAATACTGGAAACAGATGCGACCACTGCGGCCATGCAAAAAATGGTCTGGGGATTGCAAGACATCCAATCCGCTGTTGCAACTCAAGGCAGCATCTTCGACAAACTCGCCACTGACCCGCAAAAACAGGCCCGTGCCAAAACCAACGTCAACTCTGTTTTTGCCGGTCTTGGCATTGACGTGCCAGCAACCGCTGCCGACTTTTTGGCGCTGTCCGAAAGCGCCAACACGCAAACCGCAGCAGGGCAAAACCTTGTTTCTGTACTATCGACTGTTGTCGATGATTTTGGCCTGCTGCACACTGCCACCAAAGACATCGCCCAAGACTACAACCGCGCCATGCTGGATGCCGCAGGCAACACCACCGGCCTTGCCGCATTCGACAAAGCGATATCTGATGCCGCCCTGATCACCGCAGGCTGGACACAAGCGCAGATTGATGCAGTTGACGCTACCCGTCAAGCCACCAAAACAGCCACCGCCACCCAAGACTACAACCGCGCCTTGCTGGAAGCCAGCGGCAACAAGACCGGTCTGAAAGCCTTTGACCGCGCCATTGAAACCTCTGCCCGGCTGCTGGCGGGCTGGACCCCTCAGCAAATCAGCCACCTCAACAGCGTGATTGACGCTGCCGAGAATGTCGCCACCGCCATGACAACAGTCGATGCGGCCCTTGCCACCCTGGGCCGCGCCATTGACGCACAAAAAACCAGCATCCGTGAAGCCGCCGACGCCCAAATCAAAGCCATTGAAGACAGCAACACCGCAGCCATCAAAGCCCTAGAAGACCAAACCACAGCAAACAGTAAAGCGCGTGACGAAGCTGACAAGTTGGCGTCTTCGCTGACCGGTATGGTTGACTCGATCAACAGCGCCATCGACACCCTGCGCTCAGCCACCGCGGGCGACGCCATGACGCTGCTGGCAGCCCGTGCCTACGTCGATATGTCCTTGAGTCTGGCCCGTGCAGGCACCATGCCCGATGCTGACAAACTTGGCAAAGCCCTGGGCACCATCACCGCTGACACGCCAGACAATTACGCAACAGCGCAGGCCTACAAAATTGCCCAGGCCGTCCAGGCTGGCAAGCTCGACGAGTTGGGCGCATTGGCTGGGCACCAACTCAGCAACGCAGAAAAACAAGTCCTTGCGCTGGAGGAGGCCAACAAACTGGCCGCCAGTCAAATTGAATCGCTCAATGCCGCGTCAGACCTGCAAATCAAAACAATTCAAGATGAGGCCGACCGGCAGATCAAGGCGCTTGACAAGCAACTCAAAACCGCGCAAGACCAGGTCAGCGTGTTGCAGGGTATTGACATCAGCGTGATCAGTGTCGGTGCCGCCATTGGCGGGCTGTCCACAGCCGTCGCTGGCTATGCAGCCGCAGTTTGGGCGCAATCCGCTGCCCAATCAGCCTCAACCCAAGCCGCAATTGATGCAGCAGCACTTGCTGGCGCCACTGCCCAAACCGCCGCACAATCTGGCGGCACCTCTTGGCAAACCACTGACCCGAGCACGGGTGGCGGCACCGGCGGGGGCAGCAGTTGGAGCTTTGCCACTGGCACCAACAATGTGCCTTTCAATATGCAGGCCAACATCCACAAGGGCGAACGCATCATCCCGGCAGCCGACAACACCCTGCTGATGCAGCGCCTGAACCAGCCGGCCGACAACAGCATCAAGGTCGAACGCCTGGAGAAGTTACTTGAGGCGGTTATTCTGGAGTTGGCCAAGACCCGCGAGCAAGCATCCGCAACCGCTGCATCGACCAAGAAGCTCGCCAGCCAGTTTGAAGCCGTCACCGAAGGCGGCAACGCCATGCTGACAACCGTTTAAGGCTAAGCGTGAAATTCATTCGCCCCACCCAAGTCACCGATGCCATGTTGACCAGCAGCACCCTGCCGGAAACCGACTACGCCACCTGGAATGCTGCCACCAGCTATGTGATAGGGGATCGCGTCATCCGCACGCAAACGCACCGCATTTACGAAAACGTCATCGCCGGTGTCAACGCCACCACACCAGAACTCGCCCCCACCCGCTGGGTGGACATCGCCCCAACCAACAAGTGGGCAATGTTTGACAGTCAAGTCGGCACTGCCACCACCGCCACCGACACCATGACCGTGGTGCTGGCACCAGGCCGATTCAACAGCCTGGCGCTGCTGCAGATAGATGCCTCAACGGTTGACATCGCCCTGGTGGTTGACGGCGTGACGGTGTACAGCGCGAGCATGAACCTCAATGATGGCAACGCCATTGGCGACTGGTATCAGTATTTTTACGAGCCGGTCTATCAGCAAGACGCGCTTGTCATCACAGATCTGGTCGATGCCGCATTGCTTGACATCCCCGCTTACAGCGAAGGCGTGCTCACTGTCACCCTGACCCGCACCGGTGGCGGCAGCGTGTCGTGTGGCGTGCTGGTGGTCGGCCTGTATGCGAGCTTGGGGGCAACCCAATACCAGCCCACCATCGGCATCATTGACTACAGCAAAAAAGACATCGACGCTTTTGGCAACCCGACCATTATTCAGCGCAAGTACAGCAAGCGTATGAGTGCCGGTGTCATGGTCTATGCCGGGGATGTTGATCAAGTTACCCGCGTACTCGCCCAATACCGCAGCACCGCGCTGGTGTGGGTTGGGGCCGGTTCGCTTTACACCTCCATGATCATTTACGGCTTCTACAAAGACTGGAGCGTCTCCATCGAAAACTACACCCACTCAACTTTGAGCCTGGAAGTGGAGGGCATGATATGAGCATCACCGCGCTACCCACACCGCCGCTACGCAGGGACGGCCCCATCAACTTTGCCAATCGTGGCGATACCTTCATCGCTGCGCTGCCAGTCTTTGTGACCGAGGCCAATGCGCTGGAGGTCAACGTCAATGCCAAAGAACTGGCCGCATCCAACAGCGCCGCCGCTGCCTTGGCCAGCCAGATAGCCGCCCTGGCCAGCGAACAGGCCACCACGGCCAGCCGCAATGCCGCAATGTGGCTGGCCGCCACCTACTATGCCGTGGGTGTGCTGGCCTACAGCCCGATCAATGGCCGGGTCTATCGCCGCAAAGTTGCAGGCACCACGGGCACCGACCCCAGCGCAGACACGACCAATTGGGCCATTGTTGATGGCAGCCTGTTTTTGTTTATCGTCGGTGCTACATCGCAAGCCGCCGTGGCGGGCAATCACTACGTGTTGACCAACGTCGCTGCCACTACCGTCACGCTGCCTGCCGTGGTGGCCGAGGGCGATACGGTATGGGTCACAGTGGCCAATGCACTTGACACCAACATCATTGCGCGCAACGGCAAAACCATCATGGGGCTGGCTGAGGATGTGACGCTTGATCTGGCCGACATTACAGCAAGAATTCGTTACACCAACAACGATTGGAAATTAGTGTGAGCCGTTTAAGCCAATTCTCAGGGTATGACTATGTCAGGGGCCAGATACTGCCTATATTCTCTGCCGCCACTTTGACAAAAACCCCATTGTCATCAATGGAGTCAATCGAAAACAGCAGGCCATCAACAGGACTATCTGGCAATCCACTCAGCATCAATTACGCAACCGGACAGTTTATTGTTAGTTCAAATGACGCAAATGTCGCAACCTCCCCCGACGGACTTACATGGACATTGCGCGCAATGCCGTCATCAGGAAACTGGCAAGTTGGGGTAAGTGGTGCTGATTGTGTAGCCGTTATTCCAGGCACTACAACTACTGCCAAGAGCAGTAATTCAGGGCTTACATGGACATCAGGCGGCACTTTGCCCGGAAACGCAAACGGTAGTTTCGCACTCCCCGTCTGCGTTGCCGGAGTTTGGCTAATTCAAGGTTCCGGCACCTCGATTTATCGCAGCACTGACGGTGGCGCAAACTGGTCAAGCCAAACAATTCCAGCCTCAAATAGTTCGTTTGTGATTCATAAAGCCGGAGCATTGTTTTGGTATTGGAACAGCGGTACTACTGCCTACACCAGCTCAACAGGGCTTACCGGTAGCTGGACTTCTCGCACGTTGCCAATTACGCCTACAAATCAAAGCTACACAATTAGTTTTTCTGGTGCCATCCAGATAGCCGCAGCAGGAACAACGGTGTATGAGTCCACTGATGCAATTAACTGGGCAGCACAGGTCGGAACGTATGAAGAATACGGCGACAAAATAAACGGCATCGGATTTATTGCAAGCTCATCGTCTTATACCTATCACTCAAAAAGAGCAAATCGGTCAACCGGTGGCGGCTCCCTCTACTGCAATAACAATCTTGTAAGAGCAATGAATACCGCCGGAGATGTTTTTATTTTCCAAGGCGGTGTAGGCAAGGTTTCCAGAATCGCACCAAACGAAGCAGATGCAGCAATTGGAATATTTAGCTTATAAGGATCATCAATGCACCACTTCAACATTTATGGCTGGTACACCACAGAGCAAATCCCCGGACGTGCTACTGACATTGCGCCTGCAAACACTAGCGAAACCGTCACAGACGGCGAATTGCGTGCCAACTTCACCGGCTATGAGTGGGTGAATTTGCCGTATCAAACACCCGTACCAGTGGCACCACCCGCTCCTGAAGTACCGCAGTCGGTGACGATGCGCCAAGCGCGCCTGGTTCTACTCGGCGCAGGCCTGCTGTCCGGCGTTGATGCCGCTATTGCGGCTATGCCGGAGCCGGATAAGTCTGTCGCACAGATAACTTGGGAATTCGCCCAGACGGTAGATCGTGATTTTGGTATGGTGCCCCAACTCGCAGCAGCGTTGGGCATGACCGAGGCGCAGATTGATGATCTGTTCATTGCTGCTGCACAACTTTAGGAGCTACCATGAAATACCTTGTCATGATCTTTGCCCTTCTGCTTGGGGCTTGCGCATCGCAAGACTACGCGGTTTACACCGCAAGCCACCAGGCTGTCGAGTCTGCCCGGCATCAGGCTGACGCTGCAAAATATGCAGCATTCGCACAGATCGCAAAAGACGGCGACGCTACGGCCAAGGTTGCAGCAGTTATCGCAATGATGGGGCAAGGCGGGCAGGTGCAGCAAAGCACCTTGCAAGCACCGCAGCCTAATCAGGTTTTGCAATGGGCATCCATTCTGGTGCCCGGACTTGTGCAGGCTTATGGCATCAGATCCAATTCGCAAGTCGCCATCAACAGCAGCAACAATGCCGCCGCTGTCGCGCAAAGCACCAACAGCACATTTGCTGGTATGGGCCAGAGCATTGCAACCACCGCGCAGTCGGGTGCCACCGGTATGATCGGCATCGCTACCGCAGGCGCAACGGCGTTGCAGGGGTTGGCAGGCGCGGGCTACAGCGCACTCAACAGCGTGGCATCCAGCAGCAGCAGCACGCTGGCAACCGTCGCAACCTCGGGCAATGCCGCGCTGCAAAATGTGGCGACATCTGGCAATGCCGGGATGGTGTCTATCTCCGGGGCCGGTACTACAGGGCTTATCGACGTTGCCAATTCCGGTAACGCTGGTCTGGTTACTGTTGCCGGGTCCGGGCTGTCAACTGCGCAAGCACTGGCTACAAGCGGCAACACTGCGCTTGTCGATATCGCCAAATCCGGCAACTCTGCAACATCCGCAGTCGCGCAGTCTGGCAATACCTCAGTCGCGGCAGGATTCGCTGCACTGGCCGCAGGTAACGCCGGGCTGGCAGGTGTAGCGACAGCTGCAGTCAATGCAGCAGGGGCCACCGTAGCGCCGACTGTGACCAACAACAATACGACCACAACCACAACGCTGTCAGGCACTGGCACCTTGGGCGGGGGCGCATACAGCACCACCGACAGCCACGCAGTTGATAACCATGCAGTCACCACCCCAGCGCCCGTGGTGGTCACGCCGGTGGTGCAGGTAGCGCCAACCGTCATTACACCCGTGATGCCCATTGTGCCAACCGTCAATCCGCCAGTAGTGGTGCCAGATACCATAGTCATCACGCCAGTCATCAAATGATTGATTTCAATTGCTACTTTTGTGCAGCGCTGAAAATTCGACTGTTGCTGATTTTTATTGCCGTGGATGTGCTGGTGATGACTGTTTTTTTTGGCGGCAAGCGAAACGAAACAATCAGTGCATGCCTTTGGTCAATCGAAAAAGACGGCAAATGGTACGGATCGCCGCTAAGAAAATTGGTTGACTGGCTGCTGTCGTGGGTTGAAAAGGACCATTGCCGCAAGGCGTGGGTTTATGAACAGCGTCAGATCACCTTCTCTGAAAAAAACAATGCTAGAGAATCAAATTGACTTTATAAGAAGATTGATCAACGCTTTCTGCTTTCACTCCACGTAATTTCGTTTCGCTACGCATAATAATTTATTGACTCATTTATCTCAACAAATCCACACCATTTATTGCAGCGCGCTTTAAGAAGAGGCGATGCTGCTCGACATGGAGCGCGAAACCGAGGTCAACATTACCAAAGCCATTCGGCCTGTTCAGGCGCCCGCCGA